CTGCAACCGCCACCAGTGAAGTCCGCTTGGGTGGTGAGCTGCTGCTGTTTGACACCTTCACCAATACTTCTGGCGTTGAAGCGCAGCGGACCCTTCGCTACACGGGACCGCAATGGGGCTACTTCCCAACGCTGAAGATGGTGAAGAACGATACGTTTATTGTTCCCGATGGATTCACGCTTGATTCCACAAAAACGGGCGCTGATGTAGTCCTAGTTTTGCGTAAAGGTCTTTACGACTTTGTTGCCGGTGAAGGCACCTCAGTTGTCGATGGTGCAATTACCTACAGCGTTGAAATCCAAGATTTAGCAAGCGGCACACCGCTCGGATCTTCTATCGCCACGATTCAAGGTCAGCTGAGAGAAGGGCAGGAATACTATTGGGTGCAGCGCACAACGTTCGCCCAGCCTGCAGGTGTCGGTAACGTGCGCGTGCAGGTAACGATTGAGGACTTTAAATGCCGCAGCACCTGCGAGTTACAAGTCCTCTCTGTCGGCTACGACAAAGGCATCAACAACTACGCCTGATTTCCTGAGATGGCACTTAACAGCGAGTCAGTTATCAAGGTCGTTGATCTCCTTTGCGAGGGTCCGATTCAAGGTCTTGTCACAGAAGAGGAGAGCATCTATCTCGATGAAACTCCGCTGAAGACTGGCACGGCGCGTAACTTTGCAACCGACGATATCCAGTATGAGTTCAACCTTGGCGGTAAAACCCAAGCGCAGCTATCGCAGATGGCTGGCGTCAGCTCAACTGTCACCGACATCAATACTGAGATCGGCGAAAACTACTCCGAAGATCTGGATTCCAACGGTGATGTAACCGCCCGCAACTACGGGAGCGGTCAAGTCATCCGCCAGGTCACTGATCCTGAAGTTGACTATGTAGAGCTGCTATTCACCGTTCCGCGTTTGTTTTCAACATCGCAGGAAGGTCTTGCCAAGGGTCAGCTGTTCAACGGCAAGCTAGATATCAAGGTCTACATCCAAAGCAAAGGCACCGCCTACAACCTGGCGTATGAACGCACCATTGAAGGCGTTTCGGTCAGCAATTATCAGGTCAAAACACCCGCGCTCACGCTCACTGGCTCTGCGCCTTGGAACATCAAAGTCGAGAAAATCGACCTAGGCGAAGATCACTTCGAGGTTAAATACACCAGCCTGACCGAGGTTCCGCAAAATACCTCGCTCTCCAATGGACGCGGCAATCAGATCGTCTGGACTTCGCTGATTGAAAGCCAGAACGTCAGAAGCGCCTATCCGTATTGCGTGACTGCTGGTCTGTCGATTTCAACTCGGCAGTTCCCAAGTCTTCCGACTCGCGCCTACGAAATCAAGGGTCGGATTGTCGATGTTCCAGCCAATGCCTTGGTCCGCGCCGATGGCAGTCTTGAGTTCATTGGTGCCTTTAATGGCACGCTGAAACAAGCCTGGACCACCTGCCCGGTCTGCTGTTTCTACGACATGGTGACCAACCCTCGCTATGGCGCGGGTGATTTTGTTGCCGCTGCAAACCTGAGCTGGGTCGATCTGTACCCATTGGCGCAGTATGCCAATGCCTTGGTCACCAATCCTGATGGGACACAGGAAGCACGTTTTGCCTGTAACACCGTCATTGGCGATCAGGCTGATGCGTTCAATGTGCTGCAGGATCTCGCCAGTGTGTTTCGCGGGATGCTGTATTGGCAGGCGAACACGATTCAAGCCACAGCCGATCACGGCAACTTGGATGGCAGCGATGTTGCAGCCGTTCACCTTTACACCAACAGCAACGTTGTCGAAGGCGCATTCAGCTATTCGGGCAGCTCGCTCAAGGCTCGCAGCACCAGCATCCGCGTCCGCTACAACGATCCGACCAATTTCTACAAGTCGAATTATGTGGTCATTGAAGATGCCGAGCTGATCAGCAAGTACGGCTATCAGGTCAAGGAAATCGTCGGCATTGGCTGCACATCCAAATACCAAGCCCAGCGCTTGGGGCGTTGGATGCTGAAATCTGAAGAACTGGACGGTGAAGTGGTGACCTTTGCCGCTGGTCTGCAGGGTGCCATTGTGCTGCCCGGTCAGGTCTTTGCCGTTGCTGACGAAATGCGGCAGGGCACCAGGCTGGCAGGACGTATTGCAAGCGCAACGACAACGGCGGTTGTCACCGATCAGACGATCACGCTGCCTGCTGGCACGGGTCACCTGCTGACTTGCTTGCTGAGTGATGGCAGCGTTGAAACCAAGTCAATCTCGTCGGTTTCGAGCAAGACCATCAACGTATCCAGCGCATTTTCAAGTGCGCCGCAGGCTGAGTCGATCTGGTCAATCAGCAGCTCAGATGTAACCGAGCAGAAGTTCCGCTGCTTGTCTGTTTCTGACAATGGCGATGGAACTTATGGCATCACTGGCGTCCAACACAACGACAGCATTTATAGCGTCGCTGACTCTGGCGGTGATTTGCAGTTTGATGACATCACGGTTTTCGATCAGCAGCCAACACCGCCTGAAGGTCTGAAGGTTACGTTTAGGCAAATCAGGCTGGATACCGGCTACAGATTTATCGCTATCGCATCGTGGACGAAAGGCAGCTCTGGTTATACAAACAGGTACGAAGTACGGTATCGCGTCGGTAATAAAGAGTGGATCACTGATGGAACCAAGAACGCAAACTATGAAATCCAGAACCTTGCGTCTACCGCATCGCTTGTTGTTCAGGTTCGTGGCATAGGCATCCCGCCAGTCAACAAGGCATCTGTTTGGGTTTCCAATACCAGTGTTGTCCCAAACCCTGTCGTTGAAGAGGATCCCACTGGTGCCGAAGCTGGCGTCAATGATGTTCAGCCGCCACCAGATATTGATGACGTCACCATCCAAGCCAACGGTGACAACGCAATTCTGCGCTGGACTTTCCCGATCCTTGGCACGGACTTACTGAACTATTCAGTCATCATCCGCCACAGCACCAAGACGGATGGTTCCGCTACCTGGGCAGATTCAGTCAAGGTACGCGAGGTTTCTGCCACCACCAACTACGCCATCGTGCCATTGATGGAGGGCGAGTATCTCCTGAAGGCGCGTGATGAAAAGACCAAGCTGTATAGCACTGGCGAAAACAGCGCACTCATTGATCTGCCTAACGCTATCCCGCGTTTCAATATCGAAATCGTCCGCGAAGACCAAGACGTTCCGCCGTACCAAGGGCAGACCGATGGTGTGTTTTACAGCGAGGAATACGACGGATTGGTGCTAGATGGCGATCAGACGATTGATGACATTGGCGTTGATATTGACACGCTGTCATCGTTTGACTTTATCGGTGATCGCCGTCTGAGCGGCAGTTATTACTTTGAGAATGTGCTGGATCTTGGCGGCAAGTTCAGCGTTGTCTTCCAGCGCAGGCTGCTCAGTCGCGGTCTGTATCCATCTGACACGGTGGACGAGCGCACTGCTCTGATCGACCGATGGACCGACTTCGACGGTGATATCCCTGACGGCACCAGTGCTGCGCTGTACTTCCGCACCAGCAACCAGGCCACCACCGCTGAGGAGATGCTGCTGGAGGACGGCGACTTCCTGCTGCTGGAAGATGCCAGCAAGATCCAGATGGAATCCGATATTGATTTCGGACCATGGCAGCCGATGGAATCCGGGCGCTACACCGGACGCCAATTCCAGTTCAAGTGCGACCTAACCAGCGAGGCAACGGACCAAACCCCGGTTGTCGATGAACTTGGCTACACGCTGCAGCTTGAAACCCGCACTGAAAGCAGCACGACGATTGCCTCCGGCGCTGGTGCCAAGGATGTGACCTTCACAAATGCGTTTTATCAGACGCCAAATATCGGCATCACCGCATTCGATCTTGACTCTGGCGACTACTATAGGGTGACTTCCACTAGCCGGACTGGTTTTACGGTCACCTTCTACAACAGCTCCAATACTGCGGTGGATCGTGATTTCCAGTATCAGGCAGTGGGTTACGGCTCTGAACAACCCTAAGCATGGCTACGCACGATTACGTCATTGCCAACGCCTCTGGCGCTGCTGTCCGAGCTGATCTCAACAATGCTCTGGCAGCAATCGTCAGTAATAACAGCAATGCGACTGCGCCTGCAACGACCTACGCCTACATGTGGTGGGCGGATACGACGAATGGGCAACTGAAGCTGCGTAATGCAGCAAACGATGGCTGGATCACTATCCAAGAGCTTGACGGCACGATGCTGATGGAGGATGGCTCGGCGGCATCGCCGGGTCTTGCCTTCGCATCTGACTTGGATACTGGTTTCTTCAGTGCAGGTGCAAACGCGCTGGGGATTGCAACGAATGGAACATCTAGAGCTGTTATCGACAGCTCCGGCAGGCTCTTAGTTGGTACGTCTTCAAGCATTAACAATGTATATGTTGGCGGCGCATCTTACCAATCTCCGTTCCAGGTAATTGGAAATGCTGCTGGCTACGGAAATGGCTTAACTTCACTGAACTATTCGGCAGGTGGTTACGCGGCAACGCTAACTCTTGGAAGCTCCAAAAATGCCACTGTTGGCGCAAATGGTGCAGTGGCTAGTGGTGACGACCTTGGAATTATTAACTTTGTAGGAAATGATGGCACAAACTTTAGAACAGGTGCTTATATCATTGCCACTGCCGATGGAACTACCGGCACAGAAGATCTTCCGACAAGGCTAAGTTTCTGGACCGCCGCCGACGGGACGGCTGCCCCGGTGGAGCGGCTCAGAATCAACTCGTCAGGTAATATCGGTATTGGCAACTCAGTCGCTACACCAGGCTCTTATTCAAATACGGGATCCTCTTTTGGGGCAGATGGATATATAATTGCAAGCAGACAGGACGCTAATATTATATATGTAAATCGAAAAGGAAGTGACGGTCAGCTTATTGAATTCGCCCAAGACAGTGTACCGGAAGGCAATATCTCCGTCTCAGGTACAACCGTTTCCTACAACGGCGCTCACCTAAGTCGCTGGTCGCAACTTTCTTCTGGCGCTGAACGTACCGAAATCCTACGCGGCTCCGTCCTTTCCAACATCGACGAGATGTGCGAATGGGGCGATGAAGATAACGAGCAGCTCAACCGCATGAAGGTGAGCGATGTTGAAGGCGACAAAAACGTGTCCGGCGTGTTCCAAGCCTGGGACGATGACGACGACATCTACACCAACGACTTCTACTGCGCGATGACGGGTGACTTTATCATCCGCATTGGTGCTGGCGTAACCGTTGAGCGTGGCGATCTGCTGATGTCCGCTGGTGATGGCACCGCCAAGCCCCAGGACGACGACATTATCCGAAGCAAGACCATTGCCAAAGTCACCAGTACCAATGTGAGCTGCACCTATGACGACGGCAGCTACTGCGTGCCTTGTGTACTGATGGCGTGCTGATTAGTCCCCTTCACTTCTATGTCTGACAAAACTGCCTACGAGGAATACTGCGAAGCCAGCGTTGCCCTGAGCAATCAGGACGATGTTGGCGAAGCTGGAGCTATTGCAGCTCTGGATGGACTGTACGCCAACAACAGCGAAGGTATGAAGCGCCTTGCTGACAGCTAGTAGTCCACGCCACTAGCCACCCCACCTAAACTTCGCCCATCACCACCTCGACCATGGCTACCACCTTCGCTTGGAAGATCAACACACTGGAACGCGAGATCAGTGATGGTTTCGTCTTCACCGCTCACTATTCCGTGGTGGCGATCAGCGACACGCTGGATCCTGAAGGCAACCCCTACAACTCCGGCGCCTACGGCAGCGTGGCATTCCAGCGCCCCGACGATCTGATTCCCTACGACGAACTGACTGAAGAGCAGGTGATCGGCTGGGTGCAGCAAGCCCTGGGCGGCGACGAAAAGGTTGCCGAAATCGAAGCTGCCCTTGAAGCACGTCTATCTGAGCTGATCTCACCTAAAACCATCACTGGCACGCCCTGGAGCTAATCGATGGCTGACCGCAAGATCACAGATCTCTCAGCACTCACCTCGCCTGCATCTGGTGATCTGCTGCCCATCGTTGACGTTTCAGAAGCTGCCAACGTCGATAAAAACAAAAGCATCACGCTTGGCACGCTGTTCCGCACCTTGCCTGACGGCACTGCTGGCGCACCATCGCTGGGTTGGTTGAGCGATTCCGGTACGTCTGGCATCTACCGCTACGCCGCCAATCAAATCGGCTTCAGCGCCAACAGTGCCTTTATCGGCGCGATCACCAGCACTGGCTTGCAACTTGGTGCTGGCACGGCTGCAGCTCAACTGCATCTGTTCAGCACTGACACGACCGATCAGGTCATCATCGAAAACACCGACGCAGGTTTGGACACAGCGCCTGATCTGGTGTTGTATCGCAACTCGGCATCACCAGCTGCGAACGATAATCTCGGCAACATCGAGTTTCGCGGTGAAGACAGCGCAGGTAATGCCCACGCTTACGCGCAGATCACCGCTGGCATCCAAACCACCACCAACGGCGCAGAAGACGGGATCCTCGATCTCATGTCATCTGCTGCTGGCACAACTGCCAGCCGGATTCGCCTTTATGGGCAGTATGTCGGCATCGGTGAAACGACGCCTGGCTTTCCGCTGCATATCACCACCAGCGTTGCCAGCACGGCGCTGCAGATCGAAGGCAACGTCAACGATCCTGCCAGTTCGGCAGACATTACGCTCTACCACCACCGCAATGATGCAGCTGGCGTAGCTGACGACATCATCAGCACCGTCTACTACCGGAGCAAGAACGACAACGCCACACCGGCTGACGTTGACTATGCCGCTGTTGAAGGTTCGATCACTGATCCTTCAGATGGTGCCGAAATCGGTGCGCTGCAGCTGCAGGTACAAACTGCTGGGACGCTTACAACTCAGCTTGAAATTAGTGGTGACACCATTGGATTCTTTGGTGAGACACCTGCAGCCCAGGTTGCAGCGATCACTGATATCACCACAACAGCAACGACCGGCACGCTGCCTACAGCTAGCGACACCAACACGATTGCCGACGCTGATGCGCCCACCGTTGATGAGCTGCTGCAGTATTGCGTGACGCTAGAGGCAAAGGTTGAGGCGTTGATTGACGCCATGCAAGCTCACGGATTGATGGCAACCTGATGGCAGTAAAAAGCAAAACCGCGCTGGGGCGTGTTGAGCACAAACCCGGCAAGCCCAAGCGCACCAGCATCGGGCAGGGGCAGCACAGCCGCCCGCGCAATCGCAAACGCCTCAGAGGTCAAGGGAAGGGCTGATGCAACCCGGATCGCTACAGATCCCAAGCATTGCAATCCCGCCACCTCCGTTAATACCGGCGCCGCCTTTGGAATTACCAAGGGCGGTTTTGCCGTCTTATGCGCCGCTTGTTATTCCGCAGGCTGTTGACGCTGGCACGCCACAGGTTGAACTTCCGCAGCGCGAAGAGCACGCCGAGCCTGAACGCGAGACTCAACAAAATCTGCAACAGCTAGTAAGGGAAGCACTGCGCCAAGCACAGGTAGAACCATCAGCACGGCAGGTCGCAGCACCAAGCCAAGCACTTCCCGAACCATTGGTCGCCGCTCCAAGCGCCGAAGTAACTCAGCTCGTTGTACCGGGTACGCAGTTAAAAATCCCTGTACCAAAAGCGGAGATTCTCAGCGCCGCTGCAACCACCAGCGTGATCAGCGTTGGCGCGACTTTGGCAGCCACCAGCATCTTTAAGCGGCTGGTTCAGGTGATGAAGCCAGCGTTCAAGGCTGCTGCTGCGAAGATCGCAAAATTACGGGGGAAACCGCAGATGAGCTGGGGACGACAGCGGCTATGGGCACGACATCAGCGCAAACCGGCGCAAACGGTGAATCCTCGCGGATCTTGTACCCCAGCTTCAAAAGCTCGGCGCACTTAAGCGCACGCACCAGCGCATAATCCAGCCGCTCCTTTTCGAGCTTACGTTTTGCTAATTCCTTGCACAGACTGACCATTTCAAAGTCAAGCGGCACGCTGAAACTGACCTGAGCGCCAAAGTTCTGATTGCGAACGTAAGGCTCCGGGTTGACATCATTGCCCAAATAGAACGGCGTGAACACCAGCGTGGAACTATTACAGGTATGCCCTGGTCCGTAGCTCTGCTGGCTGTAGCTGCCTTGATTGATCTGGACCGCCTGATTGCTGACGCTGCCCGTTGACGTTGCCACCGGATTAGCAATGGCAGTGGTCCCGCCATCCTGTGCTGCAGCAGGCAGG